TAACATGATGAAAAACCTCGAAGCCGGAGGTAAAGTATCTGAAGAATCGCAAGGCTTAGAAGGCGCAAGAAGAATGTTTCAAACATCACAAAGACTAGAGGAAGTATTATAATGGCTGTTCAAACCGTACAAAATTTACCTGCACAATTCGTACAAGATTTAGGACAAGATTTAGCAAAACAAGTTGTAGCACAATCTGGTGTACCTATAGTATCAACTGGTATCGCTGGTATATCACAACAACCTGGTGAGTCTGCAGCAGATTTTGCAGCTAGACAAAGCGCAGCTCGAGCATTTACAACAAGACAACAAAGTTTATCAGGGCTTGCACCGACAGTTGCAAGTCAAGATGCGTTACAAACACAAGCACAACAATTAGCAACCCAAGGTGTAGGATCTTTTGCACCTTTCTTACAACAAGCACAAGCGGCAGGAACTGCTGCAGGTACAGCATTAGGTGGAGTAGGTTTAGGAGCACAAGCTTTTCAACAAGGCGTACAAGACTTTATGTCCCCTTATCAATCACAAGTGATTGATGCAACATTAGCAGAATTTGATCGTAACAAAGCTATACAAGAGCAACAGATACGAGATCAACAAGCAGCTTTGGGTGCGCTCGGCAGTGGTCGAGCGGGAGTGCAACTCGCAGAGTTTGGCACAGGGGCTGCGAGAGAACGAGCTTTATTACAGGCCGGTCTCTTGCAACAAGGTTTTGGTCAAGCAGCAGCTGCCAGACAACAAGATATAGCTAACAGAGGTGCACTAGCAGCACAACAACAAGGATTAGGTGCATTCCAAGCTGGGCTTGGAGCACAACAACAATCAGCGACAGGTACAGATATTTCACGTTTAGGTCAGTTGGGCGCACTGAACCAAGCGCAACGACAAGCTGAACTTGATGCACAAAGAGAAGCAGCAAGACAAGCAACATTCTTACCACAAGAACAGTTAGATAGATTTGCTAGTCAAGTGACAGGAATTATGGGTGGTTATCCTGGTCAAACACAAACAACAAACATACCTAACCCTACACCATTACAAACTGCATTAGGAGTTGGTACTACACTTGCTGGTATCTATGGTGGATTAAAAGGAGGGGACGCAGATTTTTTAAGGATGGCAGCATCAGGAGCAAGTAGAGTTTAACATGAGCAGAACACTTAAAAGACCAATGTTTAGAATGGGTGGTGCAACAGGAACTGGCATCACATCTGGTTTAGATAGAAAACCTTTTCAACAAGGGACTGATCCATACGATAGAGCTATGAAAACCACAGAAAGATTTATGACAGACATGGATAGATTTAGAGGTGAAACGCCAGCGTTTGCACCAAGTGCGTTACCAGGTTTCTTAACACAGTTTGGTTTAAATTTATTATCACAATCACCACAAGGTAACATATTTCAAACAGCTGCGACAGCCGCTAAAGAACCTTTTCAAACATTTCAAGCAGCAACTTTAAGAAGACAAGAGGATATAGCTGACAGAAGAGATGATATATTTGGCACGGCTCTTGCATCAGAGTATGATCTAGAAGCACAAAGAATTAAAAGTGACGCTAAAACTGATGATGACAGAAAAACACCAGAAGTAGAACGTGGTATTATTGAAACTGCTCAAAATAATATATTTGCAGCAAGAGATATATTAAAAGATGAAAACTCTACAAAAGAACAAAAAGTACAAGCAGAAAGAACTATTAAAGTAAATCAAAATGTTCTTGTAAAAGAATTAGGAGTGCCGGCAGAATACGCTGCAATTATATCTTCTTCAGAATTATTTGATGCTGAAATGGACGCCGTTGTTGCAACACATAATGCAAAACAAGAAAAACTAGCAAAAGATTATTTGGAAAAAAATCCTGATGTTATACCAACAGAAGTTTTAAAGATGTTTCCACAAATGCAAGTGGGTACAGCTGAAGCAAGAGCTTTGACAATAAAAGATTTAAGAGACAGATTCTTTTATGCAGAAGGTGGTAGAGCAGGGTTTAAACTAGGAACACCTGACCCAATGATGGAATCTGTTGCAAAGCAACCAAAAGGTGAGGTACAAGAATTATCTTACACAGAACTCAGAGCAAGACTACCACAAGAGATTTCAAACGATATTGTCATGCTTTTAGCTAACAGTAAACAGGCATTGTTAGATTTTGCAAACATTCAAACAACAGAGGATATCGCTAGTTTCAATCAACAATACGACGTGAACTTGTCAATGCCATCGGGGGCATAGATGGAACCCTTTAATAAAAGAAAAATTATCTTAGACCAAGATCAAGTCAAAGAGACACTTACAAACTCTTTACAAAAAACACTTACCAAACAAAAGAAACCTGTAAAATTTACTTGGAAAGGTGCAGCTGATTTACTCATGACCATGAGTAATACACCTTTAAGAAATTATCAATTGTCTACCCTAATGGATAAATCTCTACCAAGAGCTACAGATTTAGCTGAAGGAAGAGACACACCAAAAGAAAAAGATTATATAGATTTTTTTGAAGATATGGAGAAATCCATATTTGGTGCAGCGCAAAATATAGCGTATTCTTTTGGAGATCTTATTACCACTGGTATTGATGCAGCAGCTGATACTAATCTTACAGAAAGATTAGATAAAGTTTATGATGAAACAAAAATAGATGATCCTGAAACATTATTAGGTACAATAAATAAAGTTCTTATTGAATACGGTTTACCAGGTGGTGCTGTGTTCAAAGTAATGAGCAGAGCTAAAAAATTACTCAAGGCTAAAAAGGTAAAAGATACATCAATAGCTGCAGGCACTGCAGGAACCAAGATAGCTAATATTGCAAAACGATCTGGCTATATGGCAGCTGCTTTTGGTGCAACAGATTTTATCACGTCAGGTGCAAGACAAAGAAAGGGTGATGAACCACTGATTATGGACCTTGAAAGTGAAGAAGGTTTAGATGGTCGAGATTTGGCACTTACTAGATTTAGAAACAAAGTTAGATTTGGTGCCGAAGGAACTTTAATAGGTGCATTGTTTCCCTTGATGGGTAAACCACTTGGTAAGGTTGCAACGTTTGGTGCAAAGTATGGATTGATGAAACCAGCAGG